TGTCACACACAACCATATCTTGTCGTGCTTCATGTTGGTTTCTATGTCCAAGTAAATCATCTGGTACCTTTGTTGTCTTCGTTTCACTCTTCCACACTAACTGTCTGTCAAGTATGTATCCAATTAGCCACCAGCATTCTCCCTTTCACCAGCAAGATAGGCTACAACATCCTTGTCGCTAAGCTTGACATAGCGAGTGTTCAGTGTTTCAAAATCACCAGTGTCTTCAATGGATATGACAATGCTTGTACGTACAATGTCATTACCCAGCTTAGGATGATTGAGAGCATTCACTGACGCAACAATGACATCAGAAACATTATGGAAGTTTGCATAGCCTATGTAATGCACAATTGGTTTGTCGCGGTGCTTTGGTTTGTCAATCAATGCTTTGTGTTGTGCTCCAACATTCTGTTTAACCAGAGCAGCCTTCCACTTAGCAATGAAAGCTTCAGCCATTTGGTTAGAATCCATCAAGCCTCCGTTGAATGGTAATGTCGTTTAATGACCAGCGCATCTTGTCACATTTCTTTTTAACAATATCAAAGATGTGATCAAAAGATACAGCAGGGAAAGCACTTAAGCATTGGACATGCTTTATATAAACATCATAAGATCTCATAACACATCGTCTCCTTTTTTTGAATGCAATTCAATTAATTTATTAGCAAAAGATAAAAGCTCAGCAATACTTGCGTTGTATTTCATAGCGTTCGCCTTGTGAGATATAAGTTGCACATTTCCTTTAACGTATCCTTTCTCTGGGATTATTCTATCAAGTGTGGGTGAATTAATAGCAGGGCCTTTTTTATCTAAATTTTGCTTGAGTTCAAGGCCAAGGTAAGGGCAAAACTTTACAACTTTTATATCATCAGTAGTGATATTAAAAGGAACGCCTTTTTGTTTTGCCCTGTTCTTTGCTTGTTGAACTAAATGTGTAAGCCAGTTTTTTCTAAACCATTTCCTAGATTCTTTATCCCAGCACTCTTTACAGATCGGTCTAAGATATGTGTAATAGGAAACGTCACCATTCTTTTTAGTGTGCTTACACTGTCTAGAATAATAGTCATCGACGGGCTTGTTCTCATTACAGTCATTACAAATTTTATGTGTTCTCATAGTATACCTCCTAGTATTTGAACATAGTAGGTATAACATATGATCTTAATTACTACAATGCATCATCGCCTACCATTGGATCATCAATTTCAATAAGCCGCTGCATTTCTTTATTGAACAACAAGAACCCTGCTGGACCTGTCTCGCCTGTAAATCGAGACTTAAGCAACCGAACACATGTTGTATTACGTATCTTCTCATTATCATGCTGTTGATCACGCTGTAAACCAATCACAGCATCAGATAATTGAGCAATGCCAGCGGTGCCTCTCAACGAAGATAGGGTCATCTCTGCACCGTTTTCAGCGCCCCTGCCACCAGATTCTCGTCGAGTATGAGAGACTCCAAATAAACCAACACCTGTCTCTTCAACAAAAGTACGAAGCTTTGTCAACAATATGTCCAGTCCCTTGCGATCATCCGTATCCATTCCAGATAAGATCATCTGGTAGTGGTCAAGAATTATCCAACTACATCCCATACCTTTTGCCATCCAACGCAATCGAGCAATTACATTGTCTATGTCAAGGCTTCCAAAATGCGAGAACATCGTAAGTCGTCCAGTACCCATAGTCTTTTCAAAAGCACTGTGTAACTCTTGTTCAGTATACTCTGTTGTTGGCAGGTGTAAAGCTTTCATTGCCTCAATAGACATGATACCCTGAGCGGTACGTGAAGGAGACTCTTCAAGAAATGCACATCCTATTTTATCATCTGTCGTCATCAGTAAGTGATGAATTAGTTGACGTAAGAATGTGCTCTTACCTTGTCCCGTACCAGCAGCAACCGTGACAAGCTCGCGCTTACGTAATCCACATAGCATACCATCAAGAGTAGCATAAGGCCAATGCGCGTCAGGCTTTTGCCGAGGCTTTTTTAGCTCTTCCCATAGACTATCACCGTTAATCAAACCATCAGGTGTATATTGCTCACTAGACCACCAGCGACTGACAAATAATTGTTCCTTATTGTCAGCAAGATAATCACAAGGGTCTTTAAAAGATGGGTCATGTTTAATAATCTTTGCTTTGCTGCCAAAAATATCAGCAACTTCTTTGGCTGCTTTACGCCCCGGATCGTCGTTGTCAAAACAAATAACAATGGTTTCAAATGAATCAAGATATTCATACTGTGCCTTGCAATCTTTCAAGGCAGAAGCAGCACCGTTACGAATGGATACAGCAGGGTATTTAGAACCTGTCAATTGGTACACAGCTAGTGCATCAAACTCACCTTCAGTGATGGTTAAGTATTTACCACCGCTTGGAAACAAATGTTGTCCAAACAATGTACCTTCTGTCCAGCCACCAACAGTGCCAAAGGTTTTCTCAGCAACGCCTCGCACCTTAGCAGCCACCAGCTTATTGTCTTTGCTGTAATAGGGGAACAGATAACTGTCACCACCATCAGCCAGCTTCTTCTTATCGAGGTGATGCTTTGTACGTACAACGCCATAGCGTTCTGTTGTTGCCTTAGTGATGCGTCTATCCGACACAGACACACTGTTGCCGTTGTTGTAGACGGCAGTGAAGCTATCATCGGTTGGTTCAACTTGTTTAGTCATCAATATCTCATAAGGTTCGTCAGAGGAAGTGTGCTTTGCACATGCGAAACAGTAGGTGGAACCGTCTTCATTTAAGCTGGCCCCATCTCTACTGCCGCAATGCTCACACGGGATATGTGTGCGTATGAATGTCATGTGTGCAGCACGCTCAGTAATAAGTTAATGCTATGGATCACTCGTTGCTGTTCTTCAGCATTGAGTTGTTGCCATGTACGGGTTGGCCCACCCCACTTAGTGCAGATGGCAGCGTAGTATTTCTCTACATCACTCATTTATTTAATCCTTGTAGGTAGGTTGAAAATCGTTTGTTAGCGATGAGGGCTTCTTCACTACGCAATGACAAACCTCTGATGGTTCCGGGGCTTAACCCCTTCTTACGCTTGTCATTAATCACTTGCGTCTGCGTCATGCCCTTAGACAGTATAGATGATTTCCTACTCTTAAACGCAGGGTCTGTTGCAAAAATGCTGCTGGTTCTGTTAATGTTCCAAAGGAATGGTGAAGCGATCATGGGAAGAATGCAGACATGGTTGTGGGAGCAATGGTGCGAAGTTGTGCAAGCACTTGTTCAGCGATGAGACGATGTTCTTTCTGTGTAGAAACGTCAGTGCGCACTTGACAATAGGTTACCCAGCTTCGCAAGGTACCTGTGACATACATGCGAGATGGGGTAAGCCCTTCAGGAAGCAAAGCTCTAGCCTGTTCTTTAGCAATGCCCCACTTCAAAGCTTTGTCATACATTCGTTTAGCATCAGCACTAACAATTTGTTGCATACGTTCCCAATTGGCAGCGAGTTCTGTGTCATCGGTGGCAAAACTATTCTGCCGATTCTTATGATCTTGCACACGGCACTCACGCATAACGAAGTCGCCTAAGACTGATACGTCTGAATAGCGCTGGCTGAACTCGGAGAAGCTAAAGCTGCGATGACGAATGATTTGGCGACCAATGTCACGGGTGGTGTTAATCTCCATGCAAGCACTAGCCATTTCAAATACAGACCAATGTGCGTTCTCTGCACAATACTTCAGCAGCTTTGCCACATCAGGATTATTTTGATTGTCGGGGTTACTCACACGGGCAACGTAGCCTATGTGTTTATCAGCATCTGGTGTTGCCCAGATAAGTTTTGCTGTCATTTAACATCTCCTCCATAGTATTTAATTAACAATTTAAAAGCATCAATGCGCTTTGATATTTCGGCAAGGTCTTCTTCTCGATCAAGAGAGAACACTCTACCTTCTGTGTGTACGTAGACCTTATGCCAGTCGGTGCATAAACTTTCTAGGTCTTCGATAAGTACAGCAGCAACGATTGGCTGCATTGCATCCCAATCAATAGGTAGACTATATGTGTTCATGTATTACTCCTTGCGCGGATGGTGGCGGCGCAGTTGTCGGCGGTTGGCCAATCGCTGTATTTTGCAAAGTCATCACACACCTTTGCACAAGCCTCACGCTCATCGGCACGGACTAGCTCGGCAAACTTTCTATGGGCGTTGTCCAAGTAACCTAGTGCCAGTGTGTCATCATGGGACATCTTGATACCGGCTTCTCTTGCAAGTTCTCTATCTCGGTACTTCATTTGTCACCCCTTGCTCGGATGGCTTCGGCACATAGATAGGCTTCTAAAGCGGCGGCGTTCGCCTTTTTGTCTTGCGTTTCAACTGCAATCTTTTTGCATCGCCAAGCATCGTTCTCACACACCTTTGCACAAGCCTCACGCTCATCTGCACGGATGAGGTCGGCAAACTTTTGTAATGCATCTGCGTAGATGCCTGTCCGATTTGATGTGTTTATTAGTTGGCACTCTATTGCCATACGCATTACTTTATCGTTCATTCAAGCACCTCTGCTGATTTAAGTTTGCCTGTCTCACCGTCGAATGTGAGTTTGAGATTCGCGCTGTCTGAGTCACACCTGACTAGATACCCTTCAAATGCGTTGTAGCTCCAAACGGTATCAGGCTTCGACTCTGGCTTGATGCGGTAACCAACGTCCTCATGCCATCCCGGCTCAGCAATAAGACCCCATACATACCCATCGAATGAGGATTCAATCTCAGCGCCATCGGCCCAAGCGTGGATAAGTTCTGCGTGTTTGTGTGGTGTTTTCATATGTTCTTTCCCTTTATGAGTTTCAGCAGGCGCGATGTAATTCCAAAATTACCTTGTGCCATACACTTTGCCATTGGATTTGCTTGATCTTTTACAGTCCAAGGTTTTTCCTTGTCAACAAAACAGAGTTCGTGACTATCGTTAATCGCGCCGATAAAAAAGCGAATGCTGTCATTTTCAACCTCGTCACCCACCCTGAAAGTAGTTACTCCGGTGTGTGGGTTTTGAAGATAAGTTACTGCGCTCATGTGTTCTCCTTGGGTGCTGCGGGTGGGGTGGTGTAAACCGAATAAGTCCCATCAGGTAATTGCCCAACATAGTCAAAGTCGTAATTGCCGAGTCCTTTGTAAGAAGTAATAT